GATACAGTTGATGACTATACTCCGGGTGCTGGTCTTGCGACTGCCGATGCTGAAGCATTAGGTACTCCAAGTTCACCTGCTATTCCTGAGATGGCGTTCTCAATCGATAAGACTACTGTGACTGCAAAGTCTCGTGCTCTTAAAGCTGAGTACACAACTGAATTAGCACAAGACCTTAAAGCTATTCACGGTCTTTCTGCTGAGACAGAACTTGCGAACATTCTTTCAACTGAAATTTTGGCTGAAATGAATCGTGAGATCGTTCGTTTAGTAAACCTTAACTCAGTAACATCTACTCGCGGTGCATCTGCTGGTACATGGAATGCGACTAACGCACCTGATAATGGTGGCGCTAGATGGTCAGTTGAGCGTTATAAAGCTCTAGCTCAAGCAATTGAGCATGAAGCTAACCAAATTGCTGTTTCTACTCGTCGTGGAAAGGGTAACTGGGTAATCGTATCTAACAACGTTGCTGCTGCATTAAATGCTGCTGGCGTTATGGATACTGGCTTAGGACTACAAGGACCACAAACTATGGATTCAGATGTAACTGGATCTCTAATGGCTGGTACTATGGGTAACGGTATGAAAGTATACATCGACCCATATGCGACAGTAGACTATTTCAACGTTGGTTATAAGGGTTCAAACCCATATGACGCGGGAATGTTCTATTGCCCATACGTGCCATTAAGCATGATGAAGACAATTGGTGAGGATGACTTCCAACCGAAAATTGGCTTCAAAACTCGTTACGGTATTGCTGACAATCCATTTGTCACTGCTGGAGCTGGTCAAAACGTATACTACAGAAAACGTAAGGTTACTAACCTGTAATTTTTTAAATATACAAATAAAGAACCCCGCTTTATCGCGGGGTTTTTTATAAATAATCTATTATGCCAACTACTAACTTTTTAAATCCGTCATCATTTGTAATGTCTTTAGACAAAAACTATTCTGGTGCCGAATTTACTATACAATCTGCCTCAATACCTGATATCTCTTCAGAAGGTGCAATACTATCATTTAAATCTGTTAATACTGCAATGGCCGCAGATAAAATTACATATAGTCCTCTTGAAGTATCATTCTTAATTGATGAAGATCTTACAAATTATAAAGAGATTTATGATTGGATTAAAACTAATGTAGAAACTGATCAGCCAATTACTAACCATGTACGTGACTTAACACTTACAATCATGAGCTCAGCAAATAACGTAGCAAAACATATACGTTTCATTGATGCTCAACCAACAAGTCTTTCATCTTTACCATTTGAAATTACCACTGTCGATGCAGAATATCTAACTGCTGTCGTATCATTCCAATACTCTTACTACGAATTCGTATAACACCTATGTACTTTAGGTAAAACTATGTTATAATAGGTCTATGGCCGAAATGGAAAATAATTATAAGATCGTAAAGAATGCTATAAGTAAAGAGTTAGCAGGCTTTGTATACGATTACTTTTTAAACAAAAGAAGGGTGGCTCGAAAGTTATTTGATGATGGATATATCTCACCAGATACACCACACTTTGGTGTATGGAGTGATAAACAAATACCAAATACATATTCGCATTATGCTGATATAGTAATGGAAACATTATTAGAAAGAATTAAACCTGTTATGGAAAAAAATACAGGATTAAAAGTTTTGCCTACATATTCATATGCTAGAATATATAAGAAAGGTGATATATTAAAAAGACATAAAGATAGGCCATCGTGTGAGATATCAACTACAATAAATTTAGGTGGTGATAGTTGGCCGATATATCTAGAACCTTCAGGCGAGAAAGGAAAAGAAGGTGTAAAAGTTGATTTAGGACCTGGTGATATGTTGATATATCGTGGGTGTGAATTAGAACATTGGCGAGAAACTTTTGAGGGTGATAATTGTGGTCAAGTGTTTCTTCACTATAATGACGCAAATAGCTCCGAAGGGCAAAAGAATATATATGATGGTAGACCATTTATTGGGTTGCCTCAGAAGTATAAAAAGAAACTATAAATAATGATTGAATATGAATATTGAACAAGTACTAGAAATGTGGAAAGAAGATTCCACTATAGATGATTTAAAATTAGATGATACCACGATTAAGATGGCACGTGTGCATAGTAAGTATCTTGAGTTAATTACTATCTCTAAGATGCGTAGAAAGAAAAAAGATCTTGACTATAAAACATTGCTAAAAGATAAGTGGCTATATTATAACGGTAAACTATCTAAAGATCAGATAGATGCATTTAAATGGGAATACGATCCTTTTGGTGGTCTGAATAAACCACTTAAAGGTGATATGAATTATTATTATGATGCAGATACTGATATCCAAAACGCTCAAGCAGCACTCGAATATGATAAGGTTCTTATTGAAACCTTAGAAGAAATAATGGGTACTATACGATGGAGACATCAGAATATAAGTAATATAATTAAATGGAGAAGCTTTGAAGCAGGAGTTTAGTCGCAAGACGCTTGAGTTATTACTCGTACATTATAACAATATGAATAAAGACTTAAAGCCTTGTGCTGAAAAGTCTAAGTTCGAAAAGCTTATAAAAGAGACTGAAGCATTACTTAAATCAAAACCTTTAGATGTAGTCTATCCTGATGGAATGACTGCTATGGAATTTGCCATACACTTAGCACATGGAAGAAATAACACTACAAACTAAAGATGCAGCATTCCTTTATGTTGATTGTGACGATAAAGGAATCATACAAGAACTAGCAGAGTATTTTACATTCTTTGTTCCTGGTTATAAATTCATGCCACAGTTTAGAAATAAAATGTGGGATGGTAAGGTAAGACTACTTAATCTAAGAGACCAATCTATATACTCTGGTCTATACAAATATATTAAATCATTTGCTGCAGATAGAAATATAGCAGTAAAAATTTTACCTCATGGTATTAAGTCAGAGGCTAACCTTCCTGGTGCACATCAAGAAGTCGATATGTCTTTTATCGATGAATATATATTACCATTCAAGCCAAGAGATTACCAGTTAGATGCAGTACAATATGCACTTGAGAATAAACGAGGATTATTAGTAAGTCCTACAGCCTCAGGTAAATCTTATATCATATATCTTATGATGAGATACTACTTAGATATGAGCTATGACCATATTGCAGATAAGGTATTATTGATTGTACCTACTACATCACTTGTTAAACAAATGGTAGGAGACTTTGCAAAGTATTCTGAGAATGATGCATTGTTTGATGCAGAAGGTATGTGTCATGAAATTATGGCTGGTAAAGATAAAGGTCATAAGACTAAAAAGATCTATGTGTCTACGTGGCAGTCTATATACAAAATGCAAAAAGGATATTTCGAACAGTTTGGTATGGTGATTGGTGATGAGGCTCATGGATTTAAAGCTAAATCACTTACAAGTATCCTTACTAAATGTGTGAATGCAAACTATCGATATGGCTTAACAGGTACATTAGATGGTACACAAACACATAAGCTTGTCCTCGAAGGTTTGTTTGGACCACATAAGAATATCACAACAAGTAAAGAGTTAATTGATCGTGGAGATCTTGCCAATATATCGATTGATATATTATTACTTAAACATAAAGATGAGCATTGTAAAGAAGTAAGTAAGATGAAATACCAAGATGAGGTAGATTGGATTGTTACATCATCTAAACGAAATAACTTTATAAAGAATTTAGCCATAGATCTAAAAGGTAATACATTAGTATTATTTCAATATGTTGAGAAGCACGGAGAACCATTATTTAGATTAATAGATGGTGCAACAGATGATAAGCGTAAAGTATTTTATGTGAGTGGTAAGACACCTGCTGACACACGCGAAGAAATTAGAGCGATTACAGAGACAGAGTCTAATGCTATATTAGTGTGTTCATATGGTACATTCTCTACAGGAATAAATATAGTTAACTTACACAATATTATATTTGCATCACCATCTAAATCTCAAATAAGAGTATTACAATCAATTGGTAGAGGATTAAGAAAGAGTACATTAGATACCACAGTTTACGATATAGCAGATGACTTACATTGGAAATCTAATAAGAATTATACTTTAAACCATAGCGGTGAAAGAGTTAAAATATACAGTAAAGAAAGGTTTAAGTTTAAGATACATGAGGTTAAATTATTATAAATAAGTATATGGACAAAGACTTCCCACACGAAATATCAGATTTACCTGTCAAGTTCTTCAAGTTCTTCAAATTAGTTTCAGGAGAATCAATTATAGCATACACTCATGACTTAGATGACGAGTCTAATGGTGCATTAATCGGTATAGAAGAACCAATGCATGTTCATGTAGAACCTGATTCTCATTATGTTATGACACCGTGGTTACCATTCGCTAATCAGAAACTACATGTTCTCGAAGAATTTAACGTGATGGTCACGTCTGATGTTAATGATGATGTAAAGGCACACTATATGAAGATTATATTAGATGAGATTCAAACTGATAAAGAGATGATGGAAGAACAAGTAAGGGTAATGAAAGGTAACGCGACAACCCACTAGTCCTCTTATCCTATCCCTCCGCAG